CAAGTTAAAGCTGGCTTTAACACTGAAGCCAACGTGATCCGTTCTAAAGGGTTAAATCCGCAAGAAGTTAAGAAGCAGCGAGCACAAGAAATTAAAGAAAACGAAGAGCGTGATTTGGTGTTCAGTTCTGATGCTCGCCACGAAGTTCAGCAACCCACAGTACAACAAGGGGCAGATGATGCCGGAAACTAACCAAAATTGGTACGAGTTCAAAGCGCTCGAAAATGGTGCTACTGAAATCTACGTATACGATGAAATTGGCTTTTGGGGCATTACTGCGAAAGACTTCGCTCGTGACCTAAAAGAGTTAGACCCTAAAGGTGAAATCAATCTACGTATTAATTCACCGGGCGGTTCTGTTACAGACGGAATTGCTATTTACAACCTTCTTAAAAACCACAAAGCGAAAGTAAATACTTTTGTTGATGGTCTCGCCGCATCAATGGCTTCAGTAATCGCTATGGCTGGTGACACTATCACCATGCCAGAAAACGCCCTAATGATGATTCATAACCCTTGGGGTGGCGCAATGGGTGATGCTGATGAACTTCGTAAAACGGCTGATGTTCTCGACAAAATGAAAACTGCTCTGGTTTCAGCATACGTTAACAAGACAGGCTTAGCAGATACTGAAGTTGCCGATCTGATGACTGCTGAAACGTGGATGACTGGCGCTGAAGCACTAGATAAAGGTTTCGCTACGCAGATTACTGATGAAGTAAACCTTCAGGCCTCTTTCGATACATCCAAATTAAACCAATTCAAAAACAGCGTGAAAGAAAAGTTTTCACCTGTTAATGAAACCAGTTCAACCGTGACGATTAACGTTGAGGTTGCTGGCTTAGATGAAGCTGAAAAGCGCATTAAAGACATCCAATCTAGCGTTAAAACATCGGCCAATGCCGAAATAACTAATGAGGAAATTGTTATGTCTAACGACAAGCAAACCCCGGCTACAAACGTGGTCGATGAAGAAGCAATTGCTAATTCAGCCGTTGCTAAATTTAAAGCAAAAGAAGCGAAGCGCAAAGAGGGTATCAACTCGCTTTTCGCTAGCTGGAAGCACATTCACCCTGAGTTACTTCAGAACTGTCTGGAAGATGAAGAGTGCACTAAAGAAATTGCTTCCGCTAAATTGCTTGAAGCACTTGGTAAAGACCAAGCACCCCAGAAAGGTGGTTTCAATGTTGCTGCTCACGCTGGCAACGGAAACATCACCAAAGATTCTATGGTTGCTGTTCTTAAGGCTCGCGCGGGTGTTAAAACCGCAGATGGTGAACTTACCAGCGATAACCCATACCGCTCTATGAGTTTGGTTGAAATGGCGCGTGCATCTTTGAATGATGCAGGTGTTGGTACCGCTTCTTTAGGTGATCGTATGAGCCTGGTTGGTGCAGCATTTACGCATAGTTCAAGTGACTTTGGCACAGTGCTAGCCGATGTAGCGCATAAGACAATGCTTAAAGGCTACTCTGAAGCACCAGAGACATTTGACCGCTGGACTCAGCGCGGTTCACTTTCTGACTTTAAGATCACTAGTCGCGTAGCGCTTAACGATATGAAGTCTCTTGAAAAAGTGCCAGAAGGTGCTGAATTCAAGTATGGCACAGTGGGTGAGCGTGGTGAAAAGATTGCACTTGCTACTTATGGTAAGCGTTTCTCTATTACTCGCCAAGCAATCATCAATGATGATTTAGGCGCGTTTACTCGCATTACTCAGCTAATGGGGGCCGCGGCTCGCCGCACAGTGGGCGATTTGGTTTATGCAACACTAGTTGATAATCCAGCTATGTCTGATGGTAAAGCTTTGTTCCATGCTGATCACAGCAACTATGTCACCGGGGCTAGCTCATCACTTTCTGTAGATTCCTTAACTAAAGCTCGTACAGCGATGCGAACGCAGAAGTTGGAAGAAGGTAAGGCGTTGAACATCACGCCAGAATACTTGATTGTTCCTGCGGCCCTAGAGACTGATGCAGAAATGCTTATGAACGATACGGTTTACCCTGGCAAAAACAACAACCAGCGTAACCCGGTTGCAAACATGGCTGAAGTGGTTACCGAAGCGCGTTTGGACGAAAGCAGCGCCGATGCATGGTACTTAGCAGCAGGCGGCATGTATGACACTATCGAGGTTGCTTACCTAGATGGTAACGAGAACCCATTCCTTGATCAGATGCAAGGCTGGTCTGTTGATGGTACTGAGTTCAAAGTGCGTCTTGATGCGGGTGTATCACCGCTAGACTTCCGCACTATGTATAAATCTAAGGGCGCAGCGTAAGCTGCCCCTCTCGTTAGAGGATTAATGAAATGAAAAATTTCGTTCAAGAAGGTAACGTTCTTGGTTTTACAGCACCTACTGGTGGTGTTGTATCTGGTAAGCCAGTGAAAATTGGTTCAGTTGTTGTGGTGCCGGTTACAGATGCTGACGAGGGTGATACTTTTGAAGGTCATCGCTGCGGCGTGTTTAGCGTTGCTACGGCAGACACGCCTACAGAAGGTGCAAAAGCGTATCTAACTGGTTCCAACCTGATCACTACTACCGCATCAGGCAACACGCTTGTTGGCGCATTTGTTGGTGCAAAAGACGCCGCTGGTAATGCTGATGTGTTGTTTACAGGTCAAGTAGCTTAATGTCTAACATCAGCAAAGTACAAGGGCGTATGAGAGATGTTGCGCTCGCTCGCTTTGGTGAGGATATCTTTATTAATGGTGTTCAAATCAAAGCGATCTTTGCTGATGAAACATTCGAAGAAGAAGCGGGTCTTTTTAGGAAGACTACGCTCTCTGTTAAAAAAGAAGATATGGTCCGCTTTAAAAATGGTGATTCTATTGTGGTTCGTAACCGTAGTTACGTTGTCACTTATATACCGGATATTGACGAACCGTTAGTGGACTTGGAGTTAAAGAGTGCATAAAGCTATTGTTATCCGTAACGCTATTATATCGTCACTTGAACCACTAGAAACAGCTGGCACAGTGAAAGAGATAACAAAGGGTGCTCGCCACTCTCATGATTACCCATCGATAAGCGTATTAATTGGCCCCGATGATGTGGCTAACAAGAATAGTGCGTTTATCAATTGGGAATTAACTGTCTATACAGATATAACGATCAGTTCAACCGATGAAGATGTGGATGCGTTAGCGCAAAATGTGAGAAAGGAAATTCACAAAGCGCTAATGGCAGATTATACGCTTGGTTTAGATTTCGTTACTGAAATCGACCCCATTGGTCAGCAGGAACCAAAGCGCTCCGATGACTCTGACTTATACAACAGTGTGACTAGTGTTGCATGGCTTGTTAAATACAGAACCAGTGTTGCAGACCCTAGTTTGTAACATCTGAGTTATTGGCGTATATTTAAACTCCACTTTATTCAGGGAAGAAGGTTAATGAAATTTCTATCAATACTATTATTGTCTTTGGCTTTGTCAGGCTGTTATTCAGTTGGAAAGCCAATAGATACGGCAAAAGCTAATCATTTTGTAAAAGGCGAAACTACTGAGCGTGAGGTATTAGCTGCTCTTGGTAAGCCTATTACTGTAACAAACAATTCTGAGGGTGAGCGCATGCTTGCTTACTCTTATGCTAACACCGATGTGAAAGCATCTACCTATATACCGGTTGTTGGGTTGTTTACAGGTGGTGCTACTAGCACCGTTCAATATCTAATAGTGACCCTAGACGAAACTGGGGTTGTTAAGGATTGGCAAACGTCCGAGACTGTAGCCAGCACAAATTAATATAGACCCGCTTCGGCGGGTTTTTTATTGCCCGTAATTCACCCGCAACTGAGCGGGTTTTTTTGTAGGTGAAGACATGAAAAAGCGCGAATTCAGAACACGTAAAGGCGGTAGCACTAAGGCACCGGCTCCAAAGAAGCAAAGTAAAGAGGACTGAGCATGCTTACTACTAAAGAGGCCATTGCCTTAAGAATTGAAACTACCCAAGGTGTTGAAGCCGCGCCAGATCCATCAGCTGATGCCATTTTAGTTTCAGAGTTAAGTTACGCAAATGAAGGCTTGCGAATGGTTGAGCGCCCCCTTATTAAGCCTACCATTTCAACTGAACAATCTATCTTTGCGGGTACACTTAAAAAGCTAACTTTCACTGCAGAAATGAAAGGTTCCGGTACCGCTGGCGTTGCTCCTGAAATCGGCCAAGCACTACGCTGCTGCGGCATGTCTGAGACTATCGGCGCGAGCGTTATCTATCAGCCAGTATCTGAAGGACATGAGTCCTGCACCATTTACTACTACCAAGATGGCCGTTTAAATAAAATTACTGGCGCCAAAGGTACGGCAACAATTAACGCTGAAGCCGGCGGCTTAGGAACAATACAGTTTGAGTTTACTGGAAAGGATGCTGGTCGTGTTGACCAAAACTTCCCAGCACTCGCATACAACGCAACTGTTCCACGTCCGTTTATTGAAGTTCCTTTCTCTATCGGTGGCTATGACGCAATCATTAATTCTTTCTCATTAGCATTCGGTAACACGATTTCTACACCTGGCAATGTCCGTGAAGTAGATGGTTATGCGCAGGTAGAAATATCTAAGCGTGACCCGAATGGCTCGATTGACCCAGAAGCACAAAAGATTTCTGTGATCGACTTCGAAACGAAGTTTAAAAACGGTGAGCTTATGGATATGACTACCGGGGATGTAGGCAAAGTTGCGGGTAACATTTGGAATGTTAGTGCGAAAGCGGGGATTCGAGATATTTCAGCGGGTGAGCGTGATCAGCGAAGAACTGATGACTTAACCTACGGCGCGCACGAAACGCTGGGTGATGACGAATTCACGATTGAGTTTAAGTAAGGATTTATCATGCAAGCATTAGCAGTTGAAACTCACTACCCACTGAGCGCTTATCAAAAGAGTGATGATGGTGAACTACTTAAAGGCGCTGATGACAAGCCTTTACTCAAAGATAACGCCAAAGGCTACCGCATAAAGCCACTTAATTCACTGCAGTTTATGGAAGTGATGATGGATGGTCACGAGGTTAAAAATGGTATTAACAAAATGAATTCGGTAGGTGTGAAGTTGCTTCTCACCTATGGTTTAGAAGATACCTCGCAGATTTCAAAAATCCCAGCGTTAGACCTCGTTCAAGTAGCGCAAGCAATTTACAACAAATCAGCGCTGGCAGAGTCAGAAAGAAAAAACTAATTATCGCAGTAGAAGTTGCAAAAAAACGAGATGCGTTTAATTGCGACAATTGCACATGGGGTAGGCACTGCGACGAAACTAACCCCGCCCCATACGATAAATGGGACTTAAAAATAGATGGCAAGATTGAATCAACCCGCATTTGCCCTCTTGGTCAAGTAACACCGCAAAGTAACAACCTTTTAAATCTCTATGGCTTTTACAAGCAGGGGCAACTGTGCCTGTCAGGCGGCGTTCTTGAACAGCCGCACAAATACCTTGAAGCCATGCGAATAATTGATAATCAGGTGAATAGTGAGTAAATACGAATTTATTATTTCTGCGCAGGATAAAACCGCGCAGGCTTTCACCGCAATTAACTCAAAGCTGGGAACAGTATCGAAGCAGGCAGTAACTACCGCAGCTGCAGTAGCTGGTGTTACTGCTTCTTTTGCGGTTATGGCAAGTAGCGCAGT